GTGGTTTTGGAGCTGGTCGTGCCAATGCCCTTAATTCGGGCGTAAACATGATTACAGGCCATACACACAACTTGGCAGTCCAACCCCTTACCGATTACAATGGAACCCGCTATGGCGTTCAAACGGGCTGTCTTGCCGATCCTAATGGCAGACAATTCGAAGCATACACAGAGGACTCTCCTAAAGATTGGAGATCTGGGTTTGCTTTGTTGTCATTTGAGCACGGCAAATTGCTATTGCCTGAATTAATCCAGGTTTTTGATGAAGAGCACATAGAGTTTAGAGGTTGCTTAACTAAGGTATGAAATTAACACCAGCAATCCTTCAGAATCTTTACTCTGCAATCTATTGCATGAAGCCATTTCATCGGTGGAATATGCCTTTGCCAGAGCAGGTTAAGTTTGTTGCTGATAAAGATACCGATGCTATGGGTACTTATATCTATGAAGATGGTGAGGAATTTGAGCATACGATTACCATTTCAACTGAGAAATGCGCCCATTTGAACACCGTAATCAGAGTGTTATGCCACGAATGCATCCATATGAGCCGCTGGTCTAACGATAGATGGGCTGCTCACGATAAGGAATTTAAGCGTAGAGCCAAGGTAGTTTCGGATGAACTTGGCTTTGATCCCTTGGAGCTGTAGAATACCAACGGGGGTAGCGGCGCCCTCCTCTGCGTCCAGACCTTCGGTCGCCCCCTACTTTATTTCAATGTGCCCGTTTTGAAACAGCCAGCCAATAGTTGAGCGGTGTGCTTCTTCCCATATTTCAATACGGCGAGCCTTGGTGTACTTCGAACCTTGGTCGAGTTCCATGTGGCACGAGTAGCAGAGTGCCGATATTCGAAAATCATCTGCTTTAATTCCTCTGCCTTTACCGTCTCGAAGCTGATTACTGTGCGCTGCAACCACTGTTCCATCGGATCTACCGCAATGCTGGCATGGGGATTGTCTGACAATTTCTAATAACCTTTTATTTCGGTACATTTATCATCTTTCGGATATATAGCCCTGCTATATCCAATGGGGTTAAGTTCTTTACAGGCTTTTGCATAACGTGGTTTTCTGACACCTGCCAGCCACCCTCTTGAGTCTTTACAATGGATCCTGAGTCCGCCAAATTGCGTAAATGCAGCCCTAGAGAAGATCTTTTAATCCACAGATCCTCTTGCAATTTCTCGGTCTTTGATCCCGGGAACTTGGTCAAGTAGGAAATAATCCGTTTCTTTTGGTCCATAATATAAATATACTGATCCGTCTTCTAAAACTTGGTAATTTGGCATTGAGATTCCGCCCAGCTTAAGCGCCAGTATGATCTCCTCTAGTTCCTCTATCATATCGTTTAATTTCTGTGGTAGACGTCTTTGGGGTTATTCAACATTGATTTAATAAGATCTTCTATATTAAAGAAGTATTGAATAACTTTCAATCCATTTTCCTGATAAATTGTAAAACTCATAGGTATTTCTTGGCGCCCGTCATAATAAAGTAATTGGCATCGTAAGACCGTAGATCCCCGTCATTCCAAATAATGAATACACGGTTTCCTTCCATAGCCCAGCATCCTAGAAAAGACTCTCCGTTCTTAAGATAAGAATAAGCAATCCAAGAATTAGAAGTAGATTTACATGGAACATTAGTAAGAGCAATTGAGCCACCACCATTATTTGGCATCTCCGCTATTACTCCTGCGCTTGCGTTTAGGCACCACAGCAGCGATACCGCCATCAGTAATCTTTTCATTTTCTAGCTCCTCTATAAGCTCATCTGCAATATTTACGGCAATCCTAGGCGTAGCTCCACCCACAATGGCAAAGCAAGCCGCTAAAAATCTCATGTATTCCTTGTCGTTTTCCACTCTTTATACTCCCCATAAATATCTTTAAGCGCTTGTTGGGCGGCTGGGTTAGTCTTGATTTCAGATCTAGAGCTAACGACTAAATAATTTTGCATCCATTCAACACATTCCGCTTCAGTCTTTTGGAACAGGCTTCCTTCTTCGTGCAAGAATTCCCAAAAGTCTTTATCTCGGCAAAGCATTCCTGCTAGCTTAACCATTTGAGCGCCCGCAAACTCTTCACGGTTTAATGGCTCTTCATTATCGTTAAGCCTAACCATAACAACCATATACCTGGCGCCCACAAAGTCACGCATAATCTCATCAGAAAGGTCATCCGGATGGATAGCTAACGTCATAGCATACCCATCCTTAGTCTGCTTAAGAGCTACCTTTTTAGCTTCAAACTGACTAGTCTCCATTACTCATCCCATGGATCTTTTGCAGAAGATTGTGCTTGCTCATCGGGCTTAACATATGTGTTAACTTTTACATTTAATACATTGCGCTCACCATTACGAGTGTTTACCTTACCCTTCCAAAGATCTAGCTTAAGCTCTACTTCACCATTCTTAGACTTTTCAATTAAGTCTTGTAGAAACGCCTTCTCAAACAACATAGAGCCTGCAAAGTCTGGTGCCTTTGGGTGCTTTTTCTCTTGGTTGTGCCACATGGTTCCTTGATTTGGATATTCCATTTATTACTCCTTCACTAGTGCTTTTTTGGTTTCTGAAAATTTACTCATTAATTCTGAATAAGCGGGTTCATCTTTGGCTTTAAAGATGTCAAAGGCTGACCGATTATTTTTGAATATGTTTGCTACATCGTCTGATGTTGATGCAGTCTCTAATAATACATTAGCACCTGCTATAAGCCCTTTAATCCACTCAGGAGAGCCTTCTTCACCCTCTGGTATCAAATGCCATTCCTTGCTTGTTTTAATGGCTTTCTCAACGGCTTTCTCTGGAGCAGGGATATTATACACTTTAGGTGCTTGTGTAATAACTGGTGTTTCTTTTCCAGTCAATGGCTCTAATGCGTCATGCTCCACAATCTCAAATGCATTGACCCATAAATAGCGACGCAGATAGGTTTGCACTGCGCCCAAGTTTTGAACATCGTGGCAGCCTTTTAATGCAGCGCTAGACATAGGAGATGTAAATGTAGCAAAGCTACCATCATCTGTATCATAAATGGTTAGATATGCATCTTCTTTATTAAACGCTACCACTCCGCACATGCCAACCTTTTGGCAAATATTTTGGATCTCTGGCAAAAAGTCACCCAACTCAAAGTAATAGTAGTTGGCAAACTTATTGTGTCCAGACTTCTTTAGTTTTGTATTCTGAAGCATTATTCGTGCTTCTTGTAACTTTTTATAAATACTCATTTATCGTGTTCCTCTTTCAGTTTTCTTAAGTTTTCTACTTCAATTAGTTTCTGTGCGTAGTGAATAACTTTTTCAAGGTCCTGTATCCCGCCTTTCCTGCGCCAGCGAGTCGTGTACTTAATAATGTTTCCTTCAAGGTATCCCAGCCCATTAGCCACAATATAATCCCAAGGCTGAATGGCATTGTCAGAATAATGAGTACCGGCAACCTGATATTCATTGGCTTTTATCTTGTTATCCATGCGTAGAGTCCCGATCCAAAGATTGAGAATGCAACCACAAACAGTGCCGCAAATATTGCAATCTCCTGTAAGTAATGCTTTGTTCGGTCATAATCCGTCTCACATCTCCAGATAGGTGTTGCATAATCTGCATCTCTAAATGCTTCGGATAATGATCTAGCGGTTGTTGTATATCTTCTGTACCCCATGACAAATTGTTCATAGCTCATTCTTCATTCCTCAAATATGCCTCGTATTGGTCACAGAATTGGGATACTGGACAAAAGTTTGCACAACGGGTGCGCTCTCCTGCTCTAACTTCTAGAGCATATCCTTTACCTGCCTTCTCTAACGCTTCTTCGGCTTCCTCTAAATCTGCATGGACAGACTTTGCCCGTGCAGCTCCCTCCTTCTTAACCGCATAAGTTGTAGGCTTTTCCCACATCTCATCCGGTGTACATAATGGTAGCACTTCTCCAGTCTCCATGGCGAATAACCCTTCTGACTGAATATGTATTCTATTACGAATAAATTCTTCTCGTTGCTCCATAGGCCATAGAGTAATCGGAATAGTTTCCACTTGGCATTGGGGATAACCCTCACGAGTCTTGGCATCCCTGCGATTCCAATCACGGATGATAGCGATGATGGCTAGCTTAACTACTGGCGTCTTTTTAACTTTCTCGACTAACCAAGCATAGATGTTGAGCTGTTGCTCCCACTCAATCTTCTCGTTCATGACAGACCATACGCCTACATTCTTGTAGTCGTTAATCTCTATGCCATCAGGATGTACAATTTGCAGGTCAATAGCGCCAGAAATATGCCAACCATCAAGTACTTCATGTAGTCTTTGCTCAACAATATGGTTAGCATCTTTTCCATGCTCTAATACTCCGTGAATTGCGGTTCCAATAATAGACCAAATCATATCGGACACATCGGTCTCAATCTGATCGTCATACTTTTTCTTAAGCTGGACTATGCGTGGACTATTGAGAAGTTCAGTAGCCGATACGTGTGCCTTTCCCTTTGTGTAAGCCGGGCGTTTGGCTACATTGAGAAAAGTTTGGGGTAACCCCCATTTATTGCTTATTCGCATTTTTTGCCCTCCTAGTTTTCCATCCTTTTTTGGTTTTTTCTGATCTCATTTTTTTTGCTTCCTCTGTTTGTGATTTTGGTGATGTCCAGTATTTTTTTACCCTTTCAGAAAATAATTTTCTGCCCTCTATACTTTCTCTAAATTCTCTATTTCGGTCAGCTTGCATTTTTCGCATTTCATCTGTTGAATATGATTGCTTTAATTTTTCTGAATGTTTTTTCTTTGCATCATCGTTCCATACATTTTTGCTACTTTCAGATGCCTTTTGTCTTGCTTTTTGTGTCCATTGGTTTTGTCTAATGGTGGTCATTTTTTGTACATGGTTTGGGTCAGAGTACAATTTTTTACCAATCTCAGATAACTTTTTCTTGGTTTCTTCTGTGTGTTTGTAACCAGAAATTCCATCCCCTCCATCTGTAAAGTTTACTAACTCATATCCCATATCTTTAAAACAAGAAATTAACAACCTTTCATGGTCTAAAGCTTCATCCTCTGTATCCCAATAGGAAAGAATTTGAACCGTATATCCATGCTTATTAACAATTTTGTGCCAATAATTGTTTCTTGCATGCTTCCACCACGCTCTTTTTCCAGTTCCCTTGCCAATGTAAAAAATTTTGTTTGTATCATTTCTGCAGTGGCAGTATGTATAGTATTTTTTGTCCATAACAAATTGTACTATATTTATTAGTTATCTTCATTCTTTATCCATGAAGCAGTAATCACCGCAATCTGAGCCATTTCTAGCAATAAAGCCTCTGCTTCATCCTTTTTGTTTTTAAGCAGCAACTCATAAACTGATCTTAAAGACTTATCTAATCTTAAAAATGCTTCACTGTAATCTACCATTACTTTCTCCTCTGTATCCTACTCTGTTTCCATCGTTGTCAAAATAATTCTTACCGCCTTGTGAGTTCATTGTTTCATACCCAATCTTACTTCCGCTATTATCGTAAACCCCGCTGTATGGATTTACAGTACTATTCTGATAATTGATTGGGCTATTGTTAAAGTTAACAGAACTGTTGTTAAAGTTGATCTCACTATTACGATTTAAGTAAGGGCTGTCTTCCCAAACAGACTGAGAACAGGCTGGTTTACTATATGTTCCAATATATAGCCCAACTATACAGCCGATAATCCCAATCAAAGATCCAGACCAATAGCCCTGCCAATACGCTCTTTGCCAATCATTTTTCATTTT